TAATATATCCCATCATATTAGCGGCACCAACAGCATTTGCTGAGTGAACAACAACTCTAACAACAGGTTTTCCGTCCATCCACTGATTAACCAACCACTTGGTACAATCCATACCAGTCTTTTCGGTTATGTTATCGTAGTTGATTTCATAGTTTTTTACAACACCGTGTAACCACTCTTTCATTGCACTATCACCTAAGTCGTGGTCCAAAGAAATTAGTTCAATATTTTCTAAACCAATCTCGGTTACTTTACTCACAAACTCGTCATAAGAACGAACTACTGTCCATTCAGGGATTCCTTCAACCCGCTCATTATTAGGACTCACAGGAGTTCTGACATCATCTAAATAAATTCTTGCTTTTTCCATTTTTTACAAATATAATATTTTTTCTGTATTCAATTCTTTTCCTGTTATCACAAAATATGCATTTTGTAATTCGTGAACATATTTTATCGGTTTAATACCACTTAACCCCTCAATACCATATAAACCTTTATGTATGTGTGTGAGTGATATATCATCTGTTTCCCACCAATCAAACTCACCAATACCGACTGCAGTATCTTTCATCTTAACAAAATGAAGTAACTCCAAAACCTCATCAGTTATTTCAACCGGTTTGAAGTCATCGATGTGAAGAGGTAAACCATCTTTGGTTCCAATATAAAGTCCGTTAAACGCAATCGCCTTAACATTAGTAGGTGTTCCAAAAAGTGGGTGGGTTACAATACTACCCACCCTTAACTCATTCAACATCATACATCCCATCTTTTTCATCGTCTTTCATCATCTGAATTAACAAAGCCTTTCTACTATACTTTCGTATAAGTTTGAAGATCTCGGTAATGTCCGTAAATTCAGAAACAGGACTATCAAGTCTAGGAGGTAGAAATATCAAAGTAAACCCATGATTTCCTTCAAATCTCTCTTTTACTTTGATACCACAGATTTCATCAATATAAACCCATGGGTAGTTACCCTTAAGTTTTACCTCGATTCCAATTTTTTTCAATCTTTCTACAAAAACCTTGATCTTATCACCAGTCAATTTTGTAGGATCATTTTCTCTTTCCATATAGGTTCCGAATTTAGTTTCTATTATTTTCATTTAGTTAACTCTAAAAATATTATCACAACAACGGACCCGAACAAATATCCAAGCCCCGAACATAAAGCTAATTTCAATCTCTCCTTCCAAGTTTTTGACTCAACCATAAATCCCACGAAAGGTAATGATAAAAATGGTCCGATAAATGCAAAAAATAACATTCCAAGATAGTTCTTATCCGCAACTACAGTAATGTAGAATGTACTTCCAATCTCTAGTATAAGTGCCGATAAGAAAACAATCAAATATCTTTTAATCATCGAAGAACATATGAATGAATTACTACCATCAATTTACCATTCATTATGGCTCTATCAGATTGTATTTGTATATCCAACCAACCCAAGTCTTCTTTGAGTCTACCAGCTTGAACTTGTACTTCGTGCTCGGCGTCTTCTTTTGTTTTGAAGAATCCAAAATAGGAATCACAACTTCCTGTCTTATCACACACTCCGTAAATTATCTCTCTTTGACCCATAACATTCTAATTTTTCGTTTTTAACATTCCACAAATCTTTTACCCCTTCTGTCATATGACAATTGTGTCTTTTTCCAGTCCTACGACCGAAATCAACAATCATATCATTATGACGATTTTTTATAAAGTGTGGGCATTCTTTACAAGGTTTTTTCATTTCAACTTCGAATCAATAAATTCTTTAACATCTTTCAACTTGTCAAAATCATATTTAACACCATCAATGGTTACTTCGTAGGAATGCCATTTGGTGAACTTACTATCTCCACTTTGAAATGTTCGTGGGTCTTTTTTTCTAAAAGTATCTTTCATTTTGGAACCCTCATACTTGACGATTTCAAATCCACAATACTCTCTTTTAGTTTCTTTAGTTGTCCACATGGAACAAAGATAAGAAATAAAATTAGATATAGGAAATTATTTTGAGGATTTTATTATATCTACCGTATCTACGGGAATCAGGGTTACATTTATAACTCCTCGTTTTAGAAAATTAAGTTTTTTCGCGGTTCCATAACTAAGATCAATTATGAATTTAGAACTTTTGGGTAGTCGGTCATTAACTTTAACATAACAAACCGAATCGTTATGATGATTCACAACTTTAAGTACGGTCCCAAATTTGAAGTACTTGTGAGCTGCGGTTAGGCTATCCGCATGAAACCTCTCACCTGATGAGGTCAATCTCCCTGTCCAATGTTGACCGTAGTAAGTTGCTAAACCTTTATATTCAGGGGTGGTTAAAATAAAAGATAAAGATATAAGTGATATTAAAACTATTATTTTATTTAAAATTCCAATTTTTGTATTTTGTTTCGATTTTTCTTTTACCATACTTTTTTTCCATAATTTGTTGGTGAAGATCCCAATTTAGAATTGATTCACTTACTTGTTCGTCGTCTTTTGCCATGGCGTATAGTTTTGATATCTTCTTTAACATTTTATTTGCAACGTATTGGAAGTTTTCAATTTCATCTTTAAAAAATTTGGTTGGGTTTTTTTCATATTTCATAGTTTGAGATAAAAACTTTCGTCTAATCTCGTCTGTTTTTTCTAACTGTTTAACCTTATCTTTTAAATTTGATGGTAAAAGTCCAAGTTGTGATCCGAATTTTATCATATCATCCATATGATGTTCCGTCATTCGAACAAACATTTCCATTCTGTTATTCACTAAATCAATATAAGCAACTTCCAACACTCTGTCAATCTTTTGGTCAATATTCATATTAGATGGGTCTTCTCCTATGTGGTTTAGAAGAGCATCTAATCTATCCTCATTTTCTTTTAATTGGTTAATGAAATCTTCAAATGTGAAATTCTTAATTTCGACTAATTCTTTGAACACTCTATTGGTTTGTAAAAAATCTAAGAACTTTGATTTTGTAATATTTTTTGATTTCATTGAAGATGCAACCTCAACAGGTCTTACAAGGTTTTCAATACCGTGGATATAATACATAAACCTGAAGAAAACTCTATCAATCGCAGGTATTCCAAAATGACCTCTTCTTTGCGTTGCTTGGTAAGTAGCATCAGGACCAATTAAACCAAACTTTTTTGATTGTTTGTCGTATTTGTGTTTAATCTCATGAGCCAATGATGCGACGTGTTCGTCCCTTTCTTCCTCCATTTTTCTAATTAACCCTTCAGGTTCCCAATTTTCACCAACAGCAAATGTTATTGTTAATTCTAAAGTTGTTGATGGTTCAGTTTCTTTCATATAGACATCTCTATTAAATCCAAAACCTCCCGCCATTCCCATTGAGATAATGTCTAAGACACCTTCTTCTCCATCAATAGTTTCTATATTAACTTTTAATTCATATGAGTCAATCATTACCTTATGTTTACCACCTAATTCAAATTCGATATCACCATCAAATTCATATTCATCTTCGATACTATTTATTGATTTGATGTCTTTTTCAACAATATCATATAACATATTAGCAGCATCCAAAATGTTATCAGGAACCCCCAAAGCTTCAGTTATAAATCTAAATTGGTTTTCAGTGATAATAATACTTCTCATAATAATAAATATATTGGAGTCATGGTTTATCCCACAACTCCAACTAAATCATCAAGGTGGTGATCCAAATCCATTTCAGATCTAATCTGACGACGGTCCATCATATGAACTATCTCAGTAATTTTATATGGAAAATATCCATTACCATCCATACCAACATCCAATCGTTTTCCTTTACCCCATTTATCTTTAGCCGAGAAATGAATGTGTCCGTGAAGATGAATTGATCCTTTACCCAACTTATTCCAACTAGCATATGGATAGTGACATAAAACAAAATTAACATCATCTATACTTACTTCCAAATAGTTAGAAACAGATAAAAACCTGTCTCTTATATTTTCTCTATTCTTTGTTATGTGTTGATCGTGATTACCTAAAACAAGATGGACATTTTTACAAACAAGACGATCTAAAAACTCACCTATTTTTTCAAATCCACCAAAAGCAACATCACCTAAATGAATTAAAGTATCATTTGGTCCAACTTTTTGATTGATATTGTTAATAATAACCGAATCCATCTCATCCAAATCTTTAAAATTCCTTGTTTGGTCAATAGGAATTTTACCATCTTGTGTTCTCCAATTGGTAACACCTCGACAGATATTTTTATGGTGGTAGTGCGTGTCAGATGTAATCCAAACAATACCAGATGTTAGTAATTTATCAAATTTTGTCATAATTTTATTTCAAAACGGTTTTTCATTTGTTCTAATTTGTCTTCAGGAACTCCATGTTGATTTATTCCCCCGTGTCTGTTTTCAACTACAATTGAAAATACTTTATATCCATAGGTTTTCGCTAACTCAAGGTAAGGCTCCATCTCCCATTCTTGAGTAAAGGTATTTGATACCGCAATTTCAGGATAATACTGATCGTTAATCATACTATCTCTCATGTAATTTTCTACTATATTTTGACACCATTTATGTGCATCTTTTATTTTAGAAATATCAAATTCGTATTTACCATTTTCTTGATTAATAAAGTATTTGTCCGCTTCACAAACTAAAAAATCTTCACCTACCAATCTTTTTGCAAATGTTGATTTACCACTACCCGGTATTCCTCTAACGATATATAATACTTTTTCCATAGTGTAAAGATATGAAAAAAATTGCATAAAAAAAGGGAGTTAAACTCCCTTTTGTATAATTTAAGAATTTTAAACTTAAACTTCAAACACCGGAATACCTATATATCTTTCAATTGCGGATTTTGTATTTTTTCCACAAATTCCATCTTCAGCTAAACCAGCTTTAAAACATTTGTTTAATGCTTTTTGTATTGTTATTACTTCTTCTCTCGTATTAGATGCCTCAGTAATTAATGCGGATTCAACAATATTATTTTTTAATTTGTTGTATTGACTTTCTGTTAATTTAATCTTGCTCATAATTATTTGTTTTTTTTTATTTAGACCAATTTGAAAAATCGTCAGATGAAACTATAGGATCAACTTTTTGATCAGGTTGCGGTACTCTCCAATCATCGGCAAATCCATCATCTTTTTTACCCTCTTCACCACCAGCACCAGTAGGACATCCTTTTCTATTCAATGCGTTTACCGCATCTTGATAATTGAAGTAGTATCTTTTTCTTCTTGGGTTTGGTATTGGGTTAGGGGTTGGGTTAGGGGTTGGGTTTGGGTTAGGGGTTGGGTTTGGTTTTTTTCCCCCTTTAGGACACTGCCATCCTGAATTTTTATACCCATCTAAGTCAGAACCCCAACCACATTTTTTGGCATTTTCTTTCAATGCTTCATTAGATTTTTTCTTACTATATTCAAAAAGTTCTTCTATTGGTCTCCAAACATAATCACGCCATTCACCATCTTGATCGATGTCACCATCAATAGCATTTAATAAACTCTCTGTGTTTCTTTTTCTGTAAATGTCATTTAAACGACATAAATCAGGAATACTTTTTAATTTTCTTAAAGATCTGGCTATCATAGTTTCATCAGTTCTAGCAAATCCTTCAACCGCACCAGCAATGTCATCAGCAATATCCCTAATTACACTATCACTATTTACAGGGGTACCAATTTTTCCACGATGTGCATTACACCATTTTAGTGCGTTTAATACTTTATCGTAGTAACCACCCCCAGTTGTAAGCCATCCACCAAAACCACCTACAGCAGTACCAATTGACGCACCTAACGCGGCACCACCAGCACAAGCTAATCCCCCTGTTGGGATTGCGGCAGCAATACATCCTATAATTGCACCTGCTGTTGCACCAATACCACCACCTGCGGCAACTCTACCAGTCGATTGTCCTTTATCCCCCTCATCAAGATCTTCTTCTTGTTCATTAAATTGATTTCTTTCTTCTTGAATTTTTTGTTTGTGTAAAGAAAGAATTCTTTTAGATTCTTCTTCTGTTAAAATAAATTTATTTTTCATATCGAATTTTTTATTATATAAATATATGAAAAATAAAAAAAGGTGAGTTAATCCCACCTTTTATTTCAGGGCCGACATTGAATGCCAGCTTCTCCACCACCTTATTTTTATAAAACAAGGAAACTATAATCTATACATCCATATTTTTGTCTCTCCGTATATACCGAGTATATCATTGAAAGGTTTGTTTTCTATTGTACCTGAAACAATATTATAGTTTATTAAATTTCCACTAATGCTACCCCAAGGTGTATCATATAATGTTAAATTGTATGTAGTTGATGTTGTTGTTAATCTATATTTAGATGGATACCCGTTAAAAGTATAGTCATCAACATCAATAAAAATTAAAGTGTCAGATCTTAAGTCATCATCAAAATCAGTATTCAAAACTTTTTTGATTACCCAAGTTTGTCCGGCCAATGTTAGTGTAGAATCAACTAATATAGTGTCAGTAATTATAGGTTGAGGACCTAAAGGTTGTTGAGGTTTAATATCTTCTTTAATACAAGAAGTTAATAAAATGTTACTTAATAAAAAAACCACAAATGACTTCATCATACTAAACTTTCAATTTTGTTTCTAACTTGTTCTACCAAACTAATCTCAGTTGCGTTTGTTAAAATAACAGATTCTTTAAGTATCTTGTTTGGAATATGTACCAAAAAAGTGTTACCATCAAAGTAAGATAAATCCTCACCTAAGTTCAAAGCTCCGTCTACCATCTTCAGAAAGATCTTGAATTGGATTGGGTCTACGAATGATTCAGAAAGCAAAGTTCCGAATTTTTCATTCATTATTTTGATGTTATGGTTTAGGGTTGTCTTTATCATCTGTAATTATTTCTACAAATATAATAAAAATTTTTGTTTTAATCTCCTATTTTAAAACTTTTTTTAAAATTTTGTAAAGTTGTTCATTTCCTTTCTGTTCAGGAATATCTTCTGATTTGAAATATTTACAAGACGTATGTTCATGTCCATGTGATGCTTTAGAAAGTTCAGGATCTTTTTTTTCTTTAATGTTTTGTAAAAAAACAAACATCATACCTCTTTTAGTACCGTCGTCATTGAAGTTATCAATCATACCAACAAGATCCAAATCTGTCCCTATTTCAATATTTGTTTCCTCATGGAATTCTCTGATAGCCGCCTGACCTGGTGTTTCACCATTTTCTATTCCACCACCGGGTATAGACCAAATATTTGGCAAAGTTTCTTTTGGTGATCGTTTACAAAGTAAAACTTCATCACCATGTTTTAAAATAACACCAGAACTTTTTCTAAACTTTTTCATAGATATTTATAAATATGAAGGCAAAAATAAATAATAATCTTTTTAACTTAAAAACTGTTTTTACTGATAAAGATACTCAACAAGGTATGATGAATAAAAAATTCGACGATACTTTTGATGGTATGTTGTTTTTAATGAAAAATGAACCTCATTCTTTTTGGATGAAGGATTGTATTATTCATTTAGACATACTTTTTATAAATGGTAATAAAATAACAAAGATACATCATAATTGTAAACCATGTTACTCTGATGATTGTGAACACTTTTCCGGTGAAGGTGATATGATCTTAGAATTACCTTCTAATACTTGTAAAAAATACAATATTAAAGAAGATGACCTGATTGAATTAATTTAGGGAATCAAAAAACATTTTCAAAGGATCACTAGAGTCCAAAGGTTTTTTTACGATGTCGTCAAAAAAACCACTACTTACAGTTTCGTCATTAGTTTGATCATCTTCTGATTTGTTTTCTTCATCCTCAACTTGTTCAAGAATTCTCTTAAGTTGTTTCTCGTTGATTAAATAGTTTTTCATATCATATAAATATCACTCACTTTCAATTTTTACTTTTGTTTTTTCATCAACAAAAGCTTGGACTCTTCCTCGAGCAACATCACAATAATTTGGTGATAATTCTATTCCCAACCATCTTCTGTTTAATATCTCAGCCGCCACTAAACTAGTTCCTGATCCTGCAAACGGATCTAAAACTACATCGTTCTTGTAGGATAATATCTTGATCGCTTTAGTTGGTATGTCCATCGAGAAAGTTGCCTTGGTGAGTGATTTAGTATCTGCAAAGTAATTCCACTGACCAAACACAAGTTCCATAAATTCTTTTTTATCATTCTCATCATAGACCATTTTATTTCTTTTCGAACCATCTTCATTTTCAATTTCAGTTAATTCTCCAGTCCATTGTGGTTGACCTTTGATTTTTTTAATGTGTTTGTTTTTGTATGCCAAAATTACACATTCTTTTGGGTTATAAATGTACGGTGAACTTGGGCTCATCCAAGATCCCCAAGCGGTAGTTTTACTTCTATGTGGTGATTGTTCTTCTAAATCCACAATACCAAAGAAACCAAAACCGATTTCTTTCATAATCTGCCACATCTCTGACACAAAGAAAATACGACCACCTTTTTTCTGACGATTAATTTCGTAAGGAATGTTCAGAGCTATTCTTCCATCATCTTTTAATAGTCGATAAGCCTCAGATAACCAAGACTTTGCAAACTCAACATACTCGTTGAACTCCGTGTCATCTTCATGAACATCATAGTCAATACCAACCCCATAAGGTGGAGATGTAACTATCAGATCCACAGATCCTTCAGGTAAAGTTTTCATTACCTCAATACAATCTCCGTTAATAATTTTTCCTGTTTCTATCATTTTTTAAATTCCTGCTGTTATATGGTAATAGTAACCTTTCGATGTCATATCCCCAAATGATTTATAAATTTCATATCTTTTATCATCATAGAACATATCTGTGACAATTTCAATTCTACAACCAACATCTTTAACTTCAAATCTAATTTTTTCTACATCAAAGTCTTCTTCTAATGGTATATCATACACTAATATGTTACCCTTACAATAATCTTCTATTATAAGATAAGCATCTTGACTACAATACTTTTCTTCGTAATCACATTTTTCACGATCAAGTTCTTCAGTTTCATAAACTAAATTACCATCCTCATCTTCAACTTTCATATAAAAAGTATCAGGATAAGGACCTATTAAAGTTTCTAACTCAGAATCAAAATAACTTTCAACACCCAACACTTCACAAATCTGATCATAATCCATTTCATCAAACTCAACTCTTTTTTCTTGAAAAGTATTGTATTGTTCTGTGTTTAATTTAAACGGATATATTTCCGCCCCTCGATGCCCAAGTGTAATTTTGTGGTATTTCATATTATTATAGATTAAAAAATGTAATCAATTATAGAGTATAAAACAAGACCTGTCCCAATTAACCAACTTAAAATTAAAAAAATAGCAAAAACTCTATAGTTTCTTTCTACTTGATCTTTTGACCTTCCTTGAAAGTCGTTTGGGTTCCAATCTTTTTCCATAGTTAAATAAAATTCGAAATCATTTGAGCCAATTTATATCCTGTGAATGCACCTGCCGCCGCAGATCCAGGAAGAATAATGAACTTACCTAACATAGTTTCATATTTCTTTCTATTCACAATATAAGAAATTAGTATGTAATAGACAATATAATTTATAAGAACTAAAAAGTCCAGTTCCTTTGCCGCAAATACTACAATAGAGTTACCTAAAAACCCCCACATAAAGTTAATTAGGGTTTCTCTTAATAACTCGTTTGGTGTTGTAAGAGCGTCCCAAACACTGATCTCTTTATCAAAACCTGTTTTACTTTTCGAGTGTTTCGATGTGGTGTTGGAGGTACCAGAGTGCTTTTCTGAGGTCCTCAAGTTCTTTATCTTTTCCTTTTTTTCCTGCACGTGATATATATTTTACTGTATTTCCTAAACTAAATCCTAAATCCCAAGCATCAATAACTTTGATAGCTTCGTAAGGATTATTTTCACCTCCATAATGTTGTGGGTGATTAACTTGTTCTACTTTTGGTGGTGGGCATTGACAAGGACCTGTTCCACCACAAACACATTGTTTATCCATTATTCTTCTTCTCTATATTCTTTTAATAACTCCTCGTTAGACATTGTTCCATACTTCTCACTAAGACCATTCAAATCAACGTCTTTATTAATCATAGTTTTTGTGTCATAAAGAAGTTGTGCAACATATAATGAGTTAACAATCTCACGAATGATTTTGTATGGGTCCGCATTTGATCCAGGTCTACGATCTTCAACATATCCTTTCCATTCTTTTGCGGTGTCCTGAGGAACTCTAATTGATGCTCCACGATCAGATACACCCCAACTGAACTTATCAATTGCTTGTGTTTCATATTCACCTGTTAATCGTAAATGATTGTTTGATCCGTATGCTTTGATATGGTCTTCATGTCTTGACTCAAATGCATTGAATAATGCCATGAAGTATTCTTCGTTTCCATCAAATCTCATTTGGTCGGTTGAGAAATTTGTGTGAAGTCCTGAACCATTCCACTCTCCGTGTGTGATTGGTTTTGGGTGAAGTTCAATGTGATAACCATAGTTCTCAGCAATCTTGAATAGGAAGTATCTAGACATCCAAAGATCATCTCCACCTTTTAATTTTCCTTTTGAGAATACTTGGTATTCCCATTGACCCAAAGCAACCTCAGCATTTGTCCCAGTAATATCAATACCATATTCAAGACACATATTTAAATGTTCTTCAACAAATGGACGACCAACAACATTATGACCTACACCACAGTAGTACTCACCTTGACCTTTAAGGATATTTCTTTTGTGTCCCAAAATATTACCATTCACTTCTTCACGAATGAAGTATTCTTGCTCAAAACCAAACCAAAGATCTTCAAAATTTTCTCCAATTTCAGATCTTTTATTGGATTGGTGTGGTGTTCCATCAGGATT